GCAGAAACACCCAACATATCACCTCTTATACCCATGTTAACTGCTCGTAATCTTTGATTATTCATAGCTCTAACTTTATTTGTATTCATAGTTAACCTATCTATTTCTTTTACTAATTCAGCACTAGCAAAAACATTTGCAGTGCTTCCAACACCCATTTGTATACCCCTTGCAGCAAATGATGCTTTAGTACTAGATATTGCTTGACCTGCTTTTAATGTTCGTATTGCTATCTGTTTGTTATATGCTCTACCTATATGTTGCGCTTGACTTTCTAGCATTCGTCTATTGAGCTTCGCCATGTCACGCTGATGCTCAAAATTTAAAGCTTGACTTTTTAATTTATATCTTTCTGTATTAGCAGCAGCCCTATTAGCAATCATGCCAGTAAGTGTGCTGCCTATACCAGTTATAAGACCAAATTTATCTCCAAAACCTAAAGATGACCAACCTGTTGCCATTAGCTCAACACCTTACTTATTTTTCTAATATACATACAGTTTATCTGTTTACGGTTACACTATCCACCTACAGCAACTTCTAATGTCATACCTACAACTGTTAATGGTAACGGATCAGTTTGTCGTACAAATAATTGACCATTATCTTGCCAAGTAGGAGTTAACATAATTTTTATATCTTGTGTTTTTAAACTTGGTGGCGTGCCATATGGTTCTGTTGTACGTTGTTTTGCTTCTATTAATTTGTCAGAAGATGGGCCAGCAAAAATACCAGAAGATTCTAATACCCTTATCCAAACATGATTTAAATTTTTAACACGACCCTGACCAAAAGCTTCTACTTGTAATGCCATGGGTAAACTTTGCAAATCGCTGTTATATTCTAAACCTACATGAACTACACTAGCTGCACGTTCTAAAGTAATAGCACCACTGCTAACTACTTTTTGTGGATGCACTGAGCCATCTGCCAATATACTTACAGTTTTTCCTTCTATATGATCTAAACCTGATATAGAATTTCTTGCAACTTCATAATTAGTTAATCCTGTATTACGCAAAGATGCAGGTAAATCTTTATCTAATTTTGCAGTTGCTACTGTTTGACTTGATGTAGTAAGTATAGTTAAACGATACAAATTAGTGCCATCTACTATAACTATTGCATCATCTTTATCAGCAACACTAGGCGGTGCTTGAAATAAATTATAGTTAGTGGTTACTGTAACAGTTTCACCTCTTGTGTAATTTGTACCACCAGATATAGTTACTGTTTGGTTTGTATCTGTATTTGTGCCATCGTATGTTGCGCCACAATCAACAAAAAAACTATCACGTTGCGTAGCATATATTCTTGTTCCCATACGTTCTACATACCTTTTTACTGCGCCATTAATAGTTCTTTTTATAACGCAATAAACAACGTCATCAGCACCTTCTGCAACTACTGCAACGCTTTCAAACAAACCATCAGTATCATGTTGATGCCATGCACCTATTGCTTGTTCTGGTACATATGTAAGACCTAATAATTTACCTTGATCATTAATAAACCAAACTACAGGCAATGGTGCTTTTGCCATACCCATGTCTTTAATTTCAAAATGGTCAAATAAATGCGCTGCTCTTAATGACAAATCTCCTGTAATAAAACCATTTGCTTGCCAGTTATAACCTAACTCTCTAACGTGACCGCCACGAGATGCTGCATAAACCATGCTGTTGTTAACAATTACTGGTTGAGCATTATTTGAACCTACATATGATTGTGGTTTTACTGATATAGATGTTGGTGTTATAGCGTCACTGTTAACAGAAGTTACACGCCATTCTGCTGATCCTGTTAATAATAGCAATTGCGTTAACGGAACAATGTGTCTTATAGTATTTGCTTCACGAGCAGCAACTCTAAACTCAATACGGTCATCATCTCGTATAGGTAACCCAAAAGACATATTACTTTCAGTACCTGATTTAGTCATCCATATACTTTGTGGAAAATTATTCGGCCCTGCAAACACTCTGCGTTGCTCAAAATAAGATACAGCACCCGGATAATTACCAGTTCCTACAAAATCGTTTTCATATATTGGTGGCGTTACAGTAAAATCAGGTGCAATATTATTATCAATAATAGTTGTAGTTGTAGTTTCTCCAATAAATCCAAAAATACCACCTTGATCTTTATATACTCTATATCTACTAGCACCAGTAACTGCGTTCCAAGTAATGGTATTTTTTGCTCCACTTACAAAAATATTATTGTTCACGGAAGCAGCACTTGATTGTGCGCTTTCATCTACTAAATTTGTTGCAATAGCAGTAACAACATAATTATGAGTAAAAAAAGTATCTGTATTAGTACTAGAAGATGAAGGTATATAAGCAGCCACACTTACATTAGAAGGTGCTGAAATAGGACTACCAAAATTAATTACCAAAACCTCCCATTTAGTTGCACCTAATCTTCTTAGTTCTCTTGGAGCGTGATTAGGATGTACTAAAGTCACAACATCAGCAGATTGTACATAATGCAAATCAAATAATTCTGCTTCTAAATATGGTGATGGTATTTCGTATATGTTGGGATTTGTTGGCATTGGATACCAATTTGTAGCATTAGGTGGCTGGCTATTGGAATGCGCTGTTTTAGCATAGTAATTTACGTTGTTATATTTTGCTATATCGCCTACTGCATAGTTTGTACCGCTATTCCATGCTGCACCATCGCTATAAAATAAAGTTTGTCCTTGTGTATGAAATCTAAAATATTGATTACCCATTTCAATAACCATAGTTTGTACAGTATTAAAGGTAAAAGACAATAATCTTGTAGCTTTTGTACTGTCTTTTACTTCTCTAACAAATGCAAATCCCGGTCTGTTTTCTGCTGGCCCTTGTGGTTTAGAAATAAAATTACGCATTGTCGCTGCGCCTTGTTGATATTTTGCATCATCTATACGCCCAAACATTTCTGGTGATAATTCACCTGCTGAAAAAGCTTTTGAAAATGTGCGTGTAGTTGGCATAAATTACCTCCCAGATGTCCAAGGTACAATATGTTCTATCGTAATATCTCTTTGTAAATTGTCTGCTTGCTTTGCACTTGCTAAATACCCTTGCATCATTTCTATACAACGTTTTGCTTCTGCCATACCTTGATCACCTTTAATTATTGGCCCTGCAAGCATTGATGCTAAATGCCAAGATAATGTATTAACAAATAAAGGTGGGAACAAAGATGGATCAGTAATAAAAGCTTGATACCTTAACATTGCGTTTTCTTGGTTTGTGTAAATATATGCCCCTTCTATTGCAAATTGTTGTGGTGTATATTGTCCAGCTACTATTGTCGGAGCATAGTTAGATGTTATACCACCGGGTGTATCGCCAGCAGACATCCTTGTAGCGTAATCGTTTTGTGCTGTAGGAGATATTATTGCAACAGCCGACATCATGTCAGCAGGTGCTGCATATGCATAATCCCATTGGTCTAACGTATTAGTTGTTAATGCTAAACTACCTCGTTTAGATGCAAAACTCCATGTATGCATTGCTAACAAACTGTTTCTTGCAATTGGATAAAACCGTGCAGCTTTTTCTGCTTGTGCTGATCCTTCTGGTGGGGATAGCGTAGCTATTGTTGCATCATCACCCAAGTTTGCTAGGGCAAGGTTGCAAATATCTACTTCAGTTGCCATGTCATCTCCTAAAAAAAGAGGAGGTTAGCAGTAATCTACTAGCCCCCAGTATGCAAATAAGAAACTAATACCTATTTACTAGCTGCTTCAAGTTGACTAATAAGAGTTTCTTTTGTCTGTCTTCTATCAAGTTCAATACCAATAGAACGACCATAAATTTCAAGTTCTGCTTTAGTCATTGATAAATAATCAATTGATTGAGTAGTTGGCTGAACATCTTCTGACGGTACGGTTGTGTTTGACGCCACAGGTAGATCAAGTTCAGTTCCACCAACTAATTCAATATTACTATTGAACTCTCCATTGTATTCAAACTCTTCGTCAGCTTCTCGCATGGATTGACCAACGAAACACTTAACTTTAGCTCTGTAAATAGGCATAGATTCTCCTTATTAAGCTACGGTAAAGCCAGAAGCATAGAACTTTCTACCGTCACCGATTGTTTCTACTATATCAGCAGTAACTTTACCAGCGTTAAAAGTACCAGCAATTGTGTATCTAGCACCAATATATCTCTGGCCTTTGCCAGCTATATCTGGATTAAAACGTACTACTACGTTTTTGCCTAATGTAAGTGCTGCTGTAAGGATTGCATCGCTGCTTCCAATTACAGTAGGACTTCCCAAGTTTGCACTTGCACTAGAAATAACTTCAAATTTTACGCTTGTACCATTTGCTAATGCAGTAGTAACGGCAAAATTCATGTATAAAGCAGTACCTTCACCCATATCTCTAGCAGTTCCTAGATCTACAGTGTTAGTAGATACAGCAGTTGTTGTAAGTGCTTGATCTTCACTTACTCTGAGCAGTTTGTCAGTAATCATTTTAGATCTCCTTTGTTAATAAAAAAGTTAACTTACCGCAGATTCAGTATTAAGTAACGCATCTACTCTTCTTAAAGGTACACCCAAGAATGATAGATAACTCTGTGCTGATCCAAATTGAGATAAACCCTCTTGAATAGCTAATACAGATTGTGACTTATCAAGTGCTGCAATAGATAATCCTGAGTGAACAGTTCTATTCATGTAGAATGCTGCTCTTCCCATTGCCATGTTAGGAATTCTGTACAACGCTCTAGCCATAAGCTTAATTAGCGCAGTGCTTGCACTAGCTGCTTGTGTACCAGAACCTGCTAATAGGTCAGAAATGTCAATGTTACAAATACGAACAACGTATCTCCAATCTTTAACAACCAAACCGTTTTTCCATTGGTAACGAGTAGCAAAAGCTTGTAGTCTTGTACCGTCACTGTTGTAAACAGTTTGCTCGCCTAGATCTTCGTGTGTCAAACCTGCTTTAGATCCTTTAGGAAAAGGACAATATACAGTGTTGTCACCCCAAACAACTAGATATACAGAAGCGTTATCAGAACCTGATCCACCTGCATTAAGAATGTTTACTGCGTTGTCAGCAGATAAATCACCATATCTTGGTGCAAGTCCTAAAAATTTCTTAGGATCTGTTCCGGGATTACCATAGAACATTGTTTCAGCTTGAGTCTGGTTCATTGCTTCCAAGAACGCAGT